AGAATAAGGATAAAATAATATCAAACTTCTTAAATAATATTAGAAATAATATTTAGAACCCCCTAGCTTTAGCTATGGGGAGACTCAGTTAAAGGAATTTAGTAGTACATTTGATTCACTGTATGATGAACTTGCAAAAGAAATTTATAACAACATGAATAATAATATGTCAATAGATAAGTCAGTAGATGAAGCATTTTCGTCTACTGATTTTGTTAATAATTTAGAAGACAAATTATTAGAAACTATTATAGACTGCTATAAAATAGAGTATGATAGTGAAGAAGAACTAAACGATACATTATTAAATAAGGCTTGGGTAGGAAATGAAGCACTAAAAGATAGATTAGATTCATTATCAAATACTATAATAACACAGATGAAAGACACATTAAATTCTAATAATATACTCTTAGAATCATTTACGGATTACTTAGATGATACATCTACAAATATGGATTTATACAATCTAAAAAGAAAGTTGAATCCATATAGCGAATATGATAACGGTGTGTTAGATATAATAAATGATTTAGACAACATGAAAGATAACATAACGAAAGAATCAGTAAATAAAGTATCATCTGCTATTAACGGGATTATAATGTTATTGCTGGCTGGTATCATTAAAAAAGGTGTTAAATCATTTATAAAGAATAGGTATGTTATGCTGTGTAATACGGAAGGAGCTAGGGCTAACTTTGAAGGATTATTGCGAAAAACTAAAAACAAAAGTGATGTGTTTGGTTATAGATGGATGCTGTCACCAATACACCATCAATTCCCTTTTGATATCTGTGATGTTAATGCTAATAGCAATGTAGGATTCGGCAGAGGAATATACCCAAAGAATCGTATGCCAATGTATCCAGCTCATGGTCATTGTATATGTAGAATACAAGCGGTGTACAAAAAAGACTTAGGAACTAAAGTTAATAACAAGTTTGATAATAAGGCAGTAAATAAATATGTAAGTACAATATCAGAAAAAGATAGAAGTAAATTATTTACAAGAGCTAACTATGAATCATATAAGAAATCAAATGATACTAGGTTAATAAACAATTACAGTGGATATGTAGACCCACATGTAAGGACTTGACAAATTGTACTAAATATGTTATAATAGATAAAGAATGTGAAACAAAGTCACAGGAAAAAGATTAAATGATAAAGGGGTAAAATGATGACACTAGAAGAATTAGCAAAAGCACTAGGACTTGATACGGAAGAGAACAAGGATAAACTTCCAATTCTAAAGAAAGAGTTTAATGCTAAAGAAAAGGCAACAAAAGAACTAACTAAGAAAGTTGAAACTCTTGAAGCAGATGTTGAAAAAAGTAAAGCAAGCACTGAAAAACTAGATATTGTAAAAAAGGCTTTTGACCTTGATATGGATGCAGAAGATTTCGATGAGATGCTTGATTCTGTAAAAGAGAATATGGCAAAGAGTGCTGGTGGCGGTGTAACACCTGATGAAATTAAAGCACTAAAACGTGACCTTACCAAAGCTACTCGCGAAAAGGATAAGGTAGTAAAAGAACTAGAAACACTAAATACACAGCTTACAGAAGAGAAGAATACACGTATTAAGAATAATGTTCGTTCTGAAATTCGTAAGGCACTAGATACTAATAAAGTTATTAAGCCGGAACAGATGATGGATTTGTTTGCAAACAGGGTTAATGTTGATGAAGATGGTTCCACCTTTACAATTAAGACGGATGATGGCTCAGAGCTTTCAATTATGGATTACGTAGCTGATTGGTCTAAGGACAATCCAGAATTTGTTAAAGTAGAAACTAAAGGTGGTAGCGGAACAGGATTATTTGATAAAGCTGGTGGTGGTAATAAAGCACCACAGAGTGATGCAGATAAATTCATGGCAGATATTCTAGCAACAGCTAAACCAGTAGAAACAAAATCATTGGGTGAAGCGTTCGGTGGTAGATAAATAGATTCAATTAAAGGGGGACATAAATATTGTCACATACTTTTGGAAATCATACTCTTACAGGGTTTGATAAGACACTCGTCCTATATCAGGATGGATATATGGGTAGACCAGTAACAGTTGATAAAACTACTGTAGCAGGTTTACAGCCAAACGCCGCAGGTAGATATATTATTCCACAGGGTACATATCTAACGGGTGTTAATGGTTCACTATTAGAAAATCCACAGCAGAAAGCAGTTGCGGCCAATGTAACAGAAGCACATTCTGTAGCAACAATCAATTCTTCTGTAGATATTACGGTTAAGGAATCTGGGGTAATTGCTTATAAGTTCTCACTTGTAAAAGCAACTACAGGTAGCCCGGTAGACCCAGAAGATACATCAGTTAAGGGTAGTATTGCTTACGATGCATCTACAAAGAAATTTACAATTACACTTGCAGTAAATAAGTCAGGTACTATTATTTCTACTTACGATGATGTAGTAGCACTAATTAACAATGATATTACAGCAAATACATTTGTAACAGCGGCTCTATCAACAGGAGTTAAAGGTACTACACTAGCAACTGTAACAGCATCAGATGTTACAACTACTGCCGCAGAAGGTAGTGCAGAAGTGGTAACAGGAATTATTGACGGTATTCTTCTTCATAGTACGGATGTAACAGATGGTGAAGAGTTCGCGGCAATGATGTACGCAGGATATGTAAATATGGATAATATGCCAACTGTACCAAGTACATCAGTAAAGACAGCACTTCCACGTATTACATTTAGCCGTGTAGACTAATTAGAGGGGGAATAAAATATTGTCAGCAGTAACAATTTTTGATATTATGACACCGGGGAATGTAATCTCTTATTGGGATGCACGTAAGGGTGTTCAGAATTACATGGGAGAAATGCTTTTCCCACATACAAAACAGCTAGGTACAGAACTTACTAAGATTGGCGGTCGTGAAGGTATTCCAGTAGAACTAAAAGCTAGTGCTTTTGATACTCAGACTACATTCCGTGACAGACTCTCCATTGAGACTCGTACACAGACCATGCCATTCTTCAAAGAAGGTATGAAGATTGATGAGAAGATTCGTCAGCAACTTCTAAATATTTCCGCAGGTGGTAATTCCGCTATTATGAAACCACTTATCAATAACATCTTTGATGACACGACTAATCTACTAAAGGGTGCTCGTGTTGTACGTGAACGTATGGCAATGGAACTTGTAGCAACAGGTAAAATTGTTATCAATAGCAACGGTGTAGCTCTTACATATGATTATGGCGTAGACAATGACCATCAGAAGGTAAATGCAGATACTAATTGGTCTGACACAGAAAATGCTAAACCACTTGAAGAGATGAGCGAGTGGGTAGACGAATTTAAGATTCTATATGGTATTGACCTTGGTTATGCACTAATGACTTCTAAGACTTTCGGTTATCTAAAGAATAACAAAGGACTTATCAAGCAGTTATATCCAACAGTAACAGACCCAAGCGGTCTAATGATTCGTAATGACCAAGTTCGTCAGACTGTACTAGAAACAACTGGCCTACAGATTCTAATTAACGATAACATTTATGCAACACAGGTTAAGGGTGCAAATAAGAAGTTCTTCCCAGACAATGTTGTATCATTCCTACCAACAGGTGGAACACTTGGTAACATGGTATTTGGTACTACACCAGAAGAGATTGACCTTCTAAACAATGCTCTAACAAGCACTAAGGTTCAGATTACAGATACAGGCGTTGCAGTCAAGAATAAGATTCTCGACGATCCTGTCAATATAGAGACGATTGTTTCTCAGATTTGCTTACCATCCTTTAGTTCAGACGTTGAAGGTGGTGCAGGTGCTATCCTAATTGCTAACGTAGTTCCAACAGCAGTATAACATAGCATCATAGCTTATGCAATATGAAGCATTTGCTTCTGTAGCAATTCCAAGAAAATTAAAAATATCATTAACGCAGGATGAAGTAGACAAGGTATTAAGGCCTTGTCTACAAAAGTCTTGTGAGCTTGTTAAAAAATATGCTAAAGAGCATCATGGATATAAAGATAGAACTGGAAATTTAACAAGAGCTATTTCTTATATGACTATAAAAGATGTAAAGAATAAATACAATCTTATAGGCAAGATTTATATAAATGATAAAATAGCCAAAGTTGATAACAAATATGGCGGCTATGGGTATGGAAAATTCGTTACAAACGGAACAGGTATTCATGGTGGTAATGGTTATTATTCAATATATCCTAGATTTAAAAAAGCATTAAAGTTTAACGGAAGAATAGTACATCATGTAAATAATCATCCTGGCAGTAAAAGATATGCTTTTCTGGATAATGCTATAAGAAGAACAAGGTCAGATATAAGAAAAATATTTGAAGAAGGTTTATCAGAAGCCTTTAACAAAACAATAAAATTAGGGTAGGTGAGCAATAATAGCTAGTTATAGATTATATTTTGAACTAAAAGATTTAGATGATAATCTTCTAAAAATATATGTAAAAGAACCTATACTAATAGATACAGCAAATTATGTAGAATCATTTGCATTAACATTAGGTGTAACAGCTGATAAAATTGCTTTACCAACACCTTATATTGTATCAAGATTTGCACAGTTATATGCCTACATGACCACAGCGCAAAGAATGAGTACATTCTCAAAGGGTGGTTCCGCTGATAATGATTCATATGCTTTAAAGTATAATATGTATAGACAGTTATTAAAAGACTGTGAAGCAAGACTTACGGCAAATAGTTTCACTAATGGTCAAAGTGCAAAGAAAAGAAAATTTCCGATGACAATAGAAATGCAGAGGAATTAACATATGGCTTTTAAATATATTGAATGGTATCCTTTGGCAGAAGGATTAAGAGATTTTTTAAAAAGCTATACATATGATGATGGTAGACATTTATTTGAATACCTACAATCAGAAGATAAAGAATTACCAATTCGTGTTGGGGCTATAAATGCAGGTGAATATCCAGCAATAGATATACTATTCGGCGAAGAAAGCGGAATGAATGAAAGACCAAAACAAGAAAATGGAGCTTTAGTTCAATTATGGGTAGATATATATTTAAGCGGGGCAGATATATCAGCAGACATAAATAGTTCAACAGAATTATATAAACTAATGTATAAAACAGAAAAAGAATTATTTATAGCATTAGCAGAATATAATAACTTAATGAGAAAAACATTAGGTATAGCAACAAATTTACAGGTAACAGGAATATTATCAGATGGTGACGAAAACATACCTGTAAGTATGCAACACAGAATAGTAATAGAAATAAATTGGCGTAAATCTAATTGATTTACATTATAGAATAGATAAGGGAGGAATAACATATTGGCTAATCAGGCATTTTCTCTTTCAGAAGACCTTCTAGTCGGCGCAGGTGAAATCTGGTTTAGCCGTGATGGTGATAACTATGGACTCCATCATCTCGGCAACTGTGAAGAGATGAGCTTTACAGTAGATGTAACAAAACAAGAAAAAAATAGTTCAATGAATAAAAAGCGTACTCTAATGAATAGTGTAACAACTGCGGTAAAACCAAAGGTATCAATTACACTAGATGAGTACAATAGTTTTAATGTGGCACTAGGGCTATATGGAAATGAGTATGTGACTTCTCAGGCGGCTAAGACAGTTGTTGATGAAGAGTATACTGTATTAGGAGTTCCAAGTGTAATTCGTGTAAAAGATGCAGACGGTAATGGTTATTATGAAATTACTGATGTAGCAGTTAAGCCACAGGCAACTGTTCCAGCAGTAGCATCTTTTGTATCAGTATCAAGTTCTCTTGGTGCTTTATCAACGGTAACAAAACCTAATGATACATACACAGATGTACTTGGTGGTAAAATTAAGATTGAAGCTGGCACCTTTGCTGGCACAGAAGATGAACGTATCTTCTTCAATGTTAAAACAGCACCAACGGCGGCAGGTAGTGTAGCAGGTCTTGTACTTGATGTCAAAGAAGGTGTAGTTGGTGTAACTCAGGAATTTACAGCTACAACTGGTGCATCTGAAACATTTACAACTACAGGCGGCATTAAATTTACTGTAACCCTTGGTTCTTCGAATACGCTAACAGTATTCCCAGCAGGTACATTAGGTGAAGCAAAAGTAGTAGCCGCAATGACAGCATATGTTAGTGGTAAAGATTATGTTTGTAGTACACAGGATTTACAGGCTGGTATTATTCGTATTAAAGAAACTTCTGGAATGGCAAAGGGAGATATTGTTAAAGTATCTTATAAAGTTCCAGAACGTCAGTCAGTAGATGTATCTATTGGTGATGCAGGAGATATTACTGGAAGTCTATTATATACTTCTGATAATAACTCTGGCCCAAATACTGTAATTGAGTGTTGGCGTGTTAAAATCAGTCCTGATGGCGACTTCAGCGGAATTATTTCAGACAATTTTGGTACCTTTAAGATTACCGGTGATTTACTAGATGCCTCAGATTTATATCCAGCCTATCCGTATGCGAAGGTTACAACTATTGGACGTACAGGTACTGATAGTACAACTAAGGGAACATATGACCCTAAGTGGTAATTAAAATAAAGTAAATAATTTTCAAAGACTCGCAGAAATGTGGGTCTTTTTTGTTGACAAATTTATAATATGTGTTATAATGTAACTATAAACAAAAATAAAGGGAGATTGAATATATTTGAGTAAATTTGTGGATTTAACGGGAAAACAATTTGGTAGCTTAACAGTTTTACATAGAAGCGAAGAACGATTAAGTGGTAAGGTAGCGTGGTTATGTGAATGTAATAAATGTGGCAAAAAGAGATTAGCTACTTCCAGAGGTCTTAATATTGGGCAAACTAAATGTGATTGTACTCCGAATATTCATACAAAACATGACATTAGAGGGCAACGTTTTGGAAACCTAGTTGCTAGGGAGTATATAGGAAAATCAACATGGCTATGTGATTGTGACTGCGGAGGAACAACTAAAGCTAGTTATAATGATTTAAAGAGTGGTAAGAGGAAATCATGTGGTAAATGTACTACACAAGTCAAAGATATTACTGGACAAAAATTTGGTAAATTAACTGCTATTGAGTTAGCATACATAGTAGATAATAGAGCATATTGGAAATGCAGATGCGACTGTGATGGGAATATATCTACCCATAATGGTAAAGATTTAAGGATGGGAAAAATAATTTCTTGTGGCTGTAGTAAAATAGATAGTGCTCAAGAAAGAGTAAAAGACTTAATAGGGATGGAATTTGGTAGTTTAATCGTAACTGAAAGAAGTGGAAGTACAGAAGAAGGAAGGGCTATATGGAAATGCACTTGTATATGTGGAAATACTTGTGAAGTAACTGGACATAGTTTATTAAACGGGAATACACAATCTTGTGGACACGGATGTATAAGAATAACAGGGTCAAGAAATGAAATTGAGATTAAAGAATATATTCAGTCTTTAACTGATACCGAAATAACTAAACCAAAAATGCTAGATATTGGTGACGGGGGTAGAAATAAAGAGATAGATATTTTTATGGAATCAAAAAATTTAGGAATAGAATATAATGGTTCTGTATATCATGCATCAAAAGGAGCGGTTTATTCTAATAAGCCAAAACTATATCATAGAGATAAATTCTTAGCCGCCAAAGAACAAGGAATTCATTTAATTTCTATTTTTGATGTAGATTGGAATACAAATGCAGATAAAATTAAGATGTATTTAAAATCACTGTTAGTTGATAATAAAAAGATATTCGCAAGAAAATGTGAAATTAAATCTGTAGATAGAAAAATAGCAAATGAATTTACTGATAAATACCATCTACAAGGACATGCTAGATTGTCTTCTATTAACTATGGTTTATATTATAATGATGAATTATTATCTGTAATGTCATTTGGCAGATTACGCTTGCAGAAAACAGAAGAAGGTCAATTTGAATTACATAGGTATTGTGTGAAAGACGGATATACTATTGTTGGTGGTGCTAATAAATTATTAAAAGCGTTTGAACGTGAACATAATCCTAAATATCTACTATCATTTAGCGATAATGATTATTTTATGGGCGGTATTTATGATAAATTAGGATTTACAAATGATGGTCAAAGTACACCTAGGTATTATTGGTTTTATCATACTGAAGAAATTAAACGTGAGAAATGTCAGCTTAAACATCTAAAAGAAAAATGCCCAGAGCTATTGCAAGAAGCATATGATAATGAAGCAAGCAATAAAGAAGATTATGTAATGTTAAAATTAGGTGCTTGCAAAGTATACAGAAGTGGTAACACAAGATGGATTAATAACTATGTGTCTTGACAAATTACCAAAAGTATGCTATAATATAAGTAATAGTTAAAATAGAGAGGAAGATACGATTGGTAGATAAAGATACTATGGGTAAAGAGATGGAAGTCCTTTTAGCTGAAAAAGAAATTAAGGTAAATGATAAAACAGTTGTGGTTAAGCGTTTTTCATTTCTTGATGCAATTAGACTAGCATCACATACAAGTGCTATTATTGCAGAAGTAATCAATGATTCAGAAAAGACAGCTGGTGCTGTTACTAGACTTATGTTTAATAGTGGCAATGAAAAAGAAGATAATGTAATTAGAATTACAGGATTTGTTGAACTTCTAAGTATTGTTGGTGATGAGGGCGTAGAACTCTTAAAAGAAATTATGGTTAAATCAACCAATATGGATGAAGAAGAAATTGAAAATGTTGATTCTGTAGAAGGTATTGATTTAGCTTTTGCTGTCTACGAGGTCAATAAAGGTTTTTTTATGAAATGTATGAACAAGCTCAAAAAGGCGATTCCGAATATGAAGCCGAAAAAAAAGGCAACAAAAAAGGAGAAGTAAGAGTAAGTTTATACGAAGCATTACAGGTTCTCATAGAACACGGGCATAGTAAAGAAGAAATATTAAGAAACTACAGTAAAGAAGAACTTGCGCTATTCTATGAAAAATGTGTTAAACAGGATATGAAGCATAGTGCAGATTTTATCCAAAATGTCGTATGTGCCATCGGGGGAGCCTTCGGTGGTGCAAAACAGGTAACAAAAATGATAGAGGAAATGCGTAAATAGTAACAATCCCTAGTTGAATATAGCTAGGGATTTTTTAATAGATATAGGTGGTGGTAATTTGGCTACAGAAGAAATAGAAGTAGAATTAAAGGCTAAAGCGGGTAATCTACAACAGACATTAGAAAAAATGCAAAAGACCTTAGATAAATTATCTAGCGGTAAGCATGAAATGAATCTAAATACTAATGCTGATGCTATTGTAAAATCATTAGGAAATGTAGATAAACAGCTAAAGAAATTATCAAAAAATAATAATCTAAATATTAGCCTAAGTGCTGGGGATACATTAGCTAGATTAAAAAACATTGATGATAGACTTAAATCAATAAACAGAAATAGCAAAGTTAATCTTACGGCAACTACTGGTGGTACTTTAAATAGAGCAATAGACCAAGCAGAAAAGCTAAACAGTTCACTAGGTAAAATAAAAAATAAAAATATTAGTGTAAGTACAAGCGGCATTGACGATGCAATAGCAAGACTTACAAAGGTATCTACACTATTAGATAGTATAAAATCTAAAAGCATAAAAGTAGATGTAGGAACTGCTGGAGTACAAGTAAAATCACCTACAGGAACTACGTTAACACCTAAAGTTTCTGGAACAAGTTCTGACTATAATAGTTATCAGAATAGAGCAATATCGGCGGCTAAAGTATTTAATACTGCGCCTATTGGTAGTTCGGATGCTGTAAAAGCAAAGAAAGAATATGAAGATGCTTTAAATGCTTTAATTAAATTTAGAGAAGCAAAAGGTTCAGTAGCTTATACTACTATTGGTGCAACGTATAAGAGTATTGCCCCAAAAGTTGAAAAAGATTCTGCCGCTTATAAAGTATTACAACAAAGAATAAATGAAGCTAAAAGAGCTACAAGCGAATTAAATGGTACACAAATAAACACTAAATCTAGTAGTTCTGGTATAATGGATACAGCAGAAAAACTACAGTATTTTATTAGGTTATTAGGACGTTCTTCAAAGGGTGTAGGTTCTGCTGGTGAAGCAATGTCAGATGCTCTTGGTAAAATAGGTTCTGGTGGTGGTGTATTTTCAAAGGCGGCATTTGGAGCTACCGCAGTAACCGCGGTATTTGCGGCTATAGCGGCTGGTGCATATATGGTAGTGCAATCAATAATGCAAGTATCGAGCGTGTTACAAGCATTTGGTGGTGCATTGATGACTGTACTACAGCCCGGTTATGAAGTATTTGAATCAACTACTAAAAATATTTTAAGTTTATCCGCGGCTTTACAGACTATGGGGCTTATAGACGGACAGACAGTACAACCCTTTCAAGCTATGTCTGCCGCTGTTAATTTAACTAATCAGGCAATGTATAGAGCACAAGCAAGTGCTTTTAGTTATAAAGAAGTATTAGAAGGATTAGCAGGTACTTTACCATTAGTATTAGGTAAAGGAGGAACAGCACAGCAAGCCTTAGATATTTCAACTGGTGTAGCCGGTGTAGCTAAACTAACAGGATTAAATCAGAATCAGGTATTACAGGAAACACGTGACCTATTACAAGGTACAATCACAGCAAGAACATCTCAGGTAGCAAACGTATTAGGTATTACAAACTATGACATTGCACAATATAAAGGTAATATTGATGGGTTGTTTACCTTTTTGCAATCTAAGTTTAATGCTTATAATCAGGCTATGCAAGCCTATACTAATACTCTTCCGGGGTCTATAGAGCAGTTACAAGAATCTATTGGTATAGCGGGGCAAACAGTAATAGATAATTTTGCACCATCTATAACAGCAGTAGCACAGTATGTAACTTCATTATTGGGCACATGGCAAGATGCCAATGGTACAATTATGGATTCCAATGGACAAGTTACTGATTCCATAGGAAATGTGTATAGTTCCCTGGAAGAGGCAAATGCCGCTGGCGTACAATTTGACGAAACAACAACATCATTTCAGTCAAGCGATACCCTAAATGAATTTATACAGATGCTATCAGATATATCAGATTTCTTAGTATTATGCGCGGATGAAGTATATAATTGGGCAGAAGCAAATGGATATATTGATGACCAAACACCTATATTTGAAACATTAGGAAATCTGATAATGATATGCTTAGCTTATGTTACTGACACAACATTAGCTGTAATAGATTTTGGCGCTGAATTCGCTAGGGTTGGTAGACAGATATTCAATACTGTATTAAATCCACTATTAACAGGTTTAGAACAATTGTATTCTCATATTGTTCAGATTATAAATGGTTTTGCATCTATGGTAGAAGCAGGTAATGCCGCGTT